GTTGGTATTATATTTAACGCAACAGGAACTGGCGCAGGCATCACGGGGACAGCTAAACTTGTTGGCGTTCCGGCGTTTCAAGTAACAAGCGGGTCTCAAACTGTTACATGTTACCTCGATAACCACGGTTATTCGGTAGGGGGTTCTTTTTATGTTGGCGTATCCACGACTATTGGTGGCGTTACATTGTTTGGCCTTTACACCATTTTGACAGTTCCAAGCGCAAGTTCATTTACCTTCTCTGCGGCTAATACTGCTTCGTCCTCGGCTGGCCCAACCGCAATGAATAGCGGAAACGTAAATTCTAATTTTTATATTGCAGTTGGTCCGCAACCGACGGGTTCTGGTTTTGGTGTTGGCGGGTATGGTACAGGCGGATTTGGTGTCGGTACAACACAAACTCCTTCTAACGGAACAGCTATAACGGCTACCGACTGGACGCTTGATAACTATGGTTCTTACTTGGTCGCCTGCCCAGCAGGTGGCGCAATTTATTATTATGATCCAAGCGGACAATTGCAGAATGCCCAAATCATCGGTGGCAACTCACCATTGGTTAATTCGGGAATTTTTGTGGCCATGCCGCAACGCCAGATTATTGCCTATGGGTCATCGTTCACGTTGCAAGCCGATCCTATGTTGGTCCGTTGGTGCGATGTAAATAACTTTCAAGTATGGAATGCCACGGTTACCAACCAAGCAGGTTCTTTCCGCATTCCTACGGGGTCAAAAATTGTCGCTGGTATTCAAGGGCCTCAACAGGGACTTTTATGGACTGACCTTGATCTTTGGGCGATGCAATATGTTGGCGCACCATTGGTTTATGGGTTCAACAAAATTGGATCTAACTGTGGTGCGATATCAAGGCATTGCGTTGGTCAATTGAATGGCGCCGTCTATTGGATGAGCCAAAAACAATTTTTTATGTCTATGGGTTCTGGCCCTCAATCTATACCATGCCCAATTTGGGACGTAATTTTTCAAAACATCAATACGTCTTATCTCTACAAAGTATGCTGCGGCGTAAATAGCCAGTTTAATGAAATTACTTGGTACTATCCATCGGCCAATTCAACGGAAAACGATAGTTATGTTAAATACAATACGGTTCTCCAGCAGTGGGACTTCGGGACTTTGGGTCGTACTGCTTGGATTGATCAATCTGTGCTTGGGCCTCCCATTGGTGCTGGCTCTGATAATTGGCTTTATCAGCACGAAGTAGGCAATGATGCGGTCTATAATGGTCAAACAACTGGCATGCAGTCGTCTTTCCAAACAGGTTATTTTGAACTGAACGAAGCCGATAACCTTGTTTTCGTGGATCAGATATGGCCCGATATGAAGTGGGGTACGTATAGTGGTAATACAAACGCCACCGTATATTTGACTATTTATTATACCAACTATGCCACTGACACAGCCACCTCGCCATCAACCAGTTACTATTCTGGTTCACCATCCGGTGCGGTTAGTTCTGTTACGTTTCCTATGACGCAATCGACAGAGTACGTTTCTTGTCGCATTAGGGCGCGTTATATGTCGTTTTCTCTATCATCAACCGATACAAATACTTTCTGGCGCCTTGGCGCAATTAAATACCGTTATCAGTTGGATGGGAGGTTCTAATGGCGTCACTTGACGATATTCTCACTACCCAAAAAAACGGCGTTATTGCAATCAATTCTTACGTGAATTTATTAACAAACCACGCCGGATCTTATTCGACTAAAGAAGTATCTGCCAGTTCGGTAATTAAATCCTCGTCAGGTTGGGTAGCAACTGTTAGCGTTATTGTAGCCGGATCGACGCAAGGGTATCTTTACGATGCCACATCCGCAGCCTCCGGTTCTCGTATTTACGCTGTTCCCAACACGCTCGGTGTCTATCAAGTGCAAATACCATTTGCTACGGGTCTTTATTTTGTACCGGGAACAGGATCAATTATTTCTGTAGGATATTCGTGATGCCATTAACGTCGGGTAAATCTCAAAAAACAATTAGCCATAACATCTCCGAAATGGTCCATGCGGGGCATCCACATGATCAAGCGGTAGCGGCAGCACTCAATATGGCTCGATCGGGAAAAGCAAAAGGCGGACCTAATCAATTTACGGAAACAAGAACGGGTCCGTTGGACTATCGCAAACCTGATTTAAATATTTCTTCAATTGATTATCCAATGCATGCAGAATTAACTCATAAAGGTCCAATTCATAGCCCAGTAGCTGGGCGCACCGACCATCTTCCCACCAAACTTGATTCGGGATCATATGTCATCCCGGCCGACATTATTTCATCTATGGGTGAAGGTAATACCATGGCAGGGTTTAAGATTGCTCGGCGCATGTTTTCAACCAAGCCATATTCTGAACAAAAACAACCCTATTCCCCCGAAGGAATGCCATATGCTCAAGGTAAACCTTACGGTGCTCGGGCATCGGGTGGACGCGCCCCTGTTGAAGTGGTGGTTGCAGGTGGAGAGTATGTTATAACACCAGAGGAAGTAACCCAGTTAGGCGGGGGAGATATTGACCATGGGCATGAAATCCTTGATCATTTCGTCACTGGATATCGCAAAAAGACCATAGATACGCTTAAAAAATTACCCGGACCTAAGAGGGATTAATGGCCGAAGAACTTAAAATACGCCTTGGAACACCCGAAGACGAATCAGCAATGTTAGACCTAGCCCTTCGGGCATGGGAAGAAAACGGCATCAAGGGCGTCAACCCTGAAAAAATGCTCGGTATGATCAAGCCTGCTTTATATCTATGGCAGGGCCTTGTGGGCATCATTGGTAAACCCCGTGAAAAGATTGAAGGGGCGGTCCTTCTAAGAACGTCTCAGATGTGGTATTCTGATGAATGGATGCTTGAGGAAAAGGCTATCTTTGTCGATCCTGAGTTCCGCAGCGCAAAAGGTGGACGTGCGCGTAAGCTATGTGAGTTTTCCAAGAAAGTGGCCGATGATTTGGGTATTCCTCTTATCATTGGTGTTCTTTCTAACCACCGTACTGAGGCAAAGGTTCGCCTGTACGAACGTCAATTCGGGCCTCCCGCGGGGGCTTTTTTCTTATACAACGTCCAAACAGGACACGAAGATCGCGTAACGGAGCACTAAAATGGGCGGCAAAACCGGAACCACTACCCAGCAAACAAGCATACCTTCTGAGGTACTGGCTCGGTATAACTCGGTCAATGCTCAGGCCCAACAGGCCGCCACACAACCGTTTCAACAATATAGCACAGACCCCAACGCTTTTGTTGCACCATTAAATGCCCAGCAACAAGCGGGAATTGGAAATATTAACCAACAGGCTGCCGCCGCTCAACCTGCCTATAGCGCAGCAATGCAAGGAACGGCACAGGCTTACCAAGGTTACAATCCGCAGAATTTTCAACAAGGTGTGTCTGGATATTTTAATCCATTTGTAAACCAAGCCATGGGTGCGACTGCGGCTTATTTGCAAAACCAAAACCAACAGCAGCAACAGCAACTTTTAGGCAATACAATTCAGCAAGGAGCGTTTGGGGGCGACAGGGGTAATATCGCACAAGCGGCTTTAATGGGTCAGCAAAACCTTGCAACAGGTAATGTCCTATCCAACATGGCCAACACTGGTTACCAAAATGCAGCGCAAAACTATCTTGCTGGCCTTGGACAACAGGGCGCTCTTGCTGGTCAATTAGGAACACTTGGCGCTGGCGCACAGCAGGCTGGTTTGCAAGGTGCTCAAGCACAACTTGGTGCTGGTACTCTTGGCCAGCAGACAACACAGGCAGGCAATACGGCTCTGTATAACCAATTCCTTCAGCAGCAGGCATACCCATTCCAAGTGGCGCAGTTCTTGGCCAATATTGCAGAAGGAACGGGTGCTCTTTCTGGATCCAGCACAGTTACACAACAACCAATGTCCTTTTTCTCCGATCGTCGTTTGAAAGAAGATATTAAAAAGATTGGCACGGCTTATAATGGTCTTCCAATTTATACCTTCAAATATAAGGGCGATGATAGCGAACAAACGCATATTGGTTTTATGGCCGATGAGGTTGAGAAAAAACATCCCGAAGCCGTAGGATTAGCAGGTGGATATAAAACGGTCGATTATGCTCGTGCGGCTCGTTCCCAAGGTGGATTGGTCGGCCCAGAACACGAGTTTGAAGGATACAATGTAGGTGGTCGTGAGCCTCATCGGTATGGAAGTTCTGTAGGTTCCGATTACGATCCATATGATCCTAACAGCATTCAAAATATTATTAACCGCCAACAAGGTATCTATGCAAATCTTGATACCCATCACGTTCCAATCGCTCGTAATTTATCAGGGGGAATTGGTAAAAGCGGACGTGTGCCTGAAGGAAATCTTCCTGTAGGTGGATTAAGAAGTCCCGGCGCTGCCCCTGCCTTGCCACCAAGTGCATTGGAAGAAGGTTTAGGTGCGGTAGAACGCGCTCAAAAACTTACTAAGGCTTTTGAAGCTGGTAATGCAGCGTTTACAAAGGGAACGGATTGGCTAAAGCAACAAAATCCCGCTCTGTTTAATCCATTGCCTAATAATCCTGCACCAGCGGGAACGCCGATGCCACCCGAGCGTCCACCTCTTTCTGATGCGCCATTAGCCGATGTAGATGTACCTCAAAATTCACGCGGTGGTCGTACGGGCTATGCTTTAAATGGTTCGGTGTCTGAATCTGCGCCCGAAGGATTGTATTCTGAAGATCCACAAGGTGGATTAGCAATCCCAGATGAGAACAAAGCTGACAAATATAAATTGTTGCAACAGTCTCAATTGCCGGGAACGATGCAGGATCCGACTGCTAAAGATCTTATGACAATTATGGCGATGCTTCCTAAAGCATATGGCGGTCGTACGGGCTATGCCGACAAAGGCGCTGTTGAGCCTGACGACGTACTTCAAAAGTATGGTCCTGTCATTGGCGGTATTGAAAGCAGCAATAAGTATGATGCTCTTGGCCCAGTAACAAAATCTGGCGATCGTGCATATGGCAAATATCAAGTCATGGGCGCAAACATACCTTCTTGGACCAAAGAGGCCCTTGGAAAACCTATGACACCAGAAGAGTTCCTGTCGGATACATCTGCTCAGGACAAGGTTTTTTCACATCACTTTGGTAAGGCTCTAAACCAATATGGAACGCCAGAAGATGCTGCATCTGTATGGTTCTCTGGTAAACCAAGGGGCCTTGCAGGTAATGCAAAAGATCAGCTTGGAACAACCGTCCCTTCTTACATAAGTAAATTTAATGCAGGCCTTGGCGCTGGATCACAAGATGATACGCAGGCTCCACAAAGAACCGCTGGTCTTGTTCCACCAGATAATATGGCCGACGTTCCTGTTGCTAATGCAATGCCAGCCTCTACAGCGCCGGATACAACAGGTGGTAAGTTTGCTGTTCCTAAACCAGAGGATCAAGCTGCCCCTGATCAAGAAGGTGGACTTGCGCCAAGACCACAACCATATCTTCCTAATCAGGCAGCAAATCCGCCGGGTGCTTTTGATTATCTTGCCAACAAGTTAGGTATTCCAAAAGAACTACAAGATTCTACGTTCTGGGGTACGATTGCAACGGGTTTAGGCACTATGGCAAGTTCTCGTAGTCCATTCCTTGGCGCTGCTGCTCTTGAAGGTCTTGCAGGCGCTGCTGCCGCATATCCGCAATTGCAACGTAGCAAGGCAGAAACTGAAGCCACACGCGCCGCAGCCGTTTCCACTATTTCTAACATTCCGAAGAACCTTGTGGTCCGCGTTAACGGTGTTGATAGCGTTGTCGGTATTGATACCAAGACAGGCCTTATGGGTCTTTACAACATTCAGGATGCTAACAAGTTATCTGCAGAGGGCGCTATATCCGTTGATCCTCGGGTTACGGCAGAATATCTTAAGGCTCATCCAGAAGTTGCAAAACAGCAAGAACAGCGTGTTGAAGGAGCACCAGTTAATACGCCTCCAATCATGTTGACTGCAGATGAACGAAATGCCGCTTTGGATGCTACCAAAGATGTAAGCGGATTGGATGAAAACCAAAGAAACAAAATTATGCAACGGGATATCTTTGGAAACCAAGCTGCGGAGACAAACAATGTTCGGGCGGCACAACCAAATATTCGTTCGTTAGGTTATGCTCTTTCTGGTCTTGATCCTAATAGTGCGATCGGCGCTGGTTGGTACGGTCCTCGTGCATCGGAAATTGGTCAACAAATAAATTATCTTGCTCATGCGGCTGGATATAAAGGCGATCTGGTATCTGACCAAGATTTAACAATTGCTCAAGAAGCAAACAAGGTTACTGCTCTACTTCAGGGTCAAGCGGCTCAGGCGTTAGATCAAACATCCTACGCAGCCCTACAATCCATGATGGCTCGATTCCCAACGTTGGCTAATACGCCTAACGGAAGAAAAGAGTTGATGGCCGATATTATGGCGCTGCAACAACGTGAATTGGATAAACAAGACTATTTCCGTCAATGGCAAGATTCTGCAAAGGGTCAGGCAGGTGCTTACGGCGGTGGGAACCAAGTTCGTTATACAGGCGAACAAGCACTTGAGAACTTTAATAAACACTATAACGCCGCTTATTACGATGCTGAGAAAAACATTCTCAAACGCATGTTTGATGAAAAAACAAATCGTAAAGACGCTAATGGCCGTTATAGAAATTATTACAACGTTCTATCTAGCGGAGACGCTGCTGATTTAAGTCGCGATGATAAGGCTGCTCTTATTCAAAAATATGGAGCACCAGTGCTTCGTTACTTTAACGTAAACTAATAAGGACTTGCTATGTCTGACCCAGCAGCATTAAGTGACGCCCCTGTTGAACAACAACAAGACCCAGTTACTATGGGCAGGGGTCAGTATTATTCTGGTGTATTAAAAAACCTTGGTCCTAGTTTTGTTGAAAATTTAGCTGGCACGGCTCACGCATTGGCCCCTTGGAACTGGGGTGAAACTGCTTCTAATATAGGTGAAGTAGCAAAAGGCGCATATTCAAAAGCAAAAGATATTATTGCGCCCGAAACAACATCTTCGTTTAACGAGGGTATGGAAAAAGCCAATCAACGGATAAAAGACCAAGCCGTTTTAAATGCAGTTGTTAAGCCTTTCTCATCTTGGGAAAACGTTCAACGCACTATGTATAACGATCCGTTTTCGGTTTTAAGTGTAGCGGCAATTCCGTTTACCGAAGGCGGTTCCATGTTGGGCAACGCAAGTAAAATAGGAAAAGTGGCAAGATTAGCAGGGACCGTTATGGATCCTACTAAAACCGTTGTTCAAGGTGTTTCAGGAATTTCCAATCTTGGTAGAAAGGCAGCACAAACAGCAGCATCCGCTGCAACGGGTGAACCCTATTCCGCATTTGAAACAGCTTATCAAGCTGGCAAAACAGCAGGGCAACCGGGAAGAGATGCTCGTACCGTTTTTAATGCCTACGCCACGGGTAAAACTCAAATTCCAGTTACGGATTGGGCTGGGCATGAATTAGAACCATATGCTGTTGCTGGGGAACAAATTAGGCCACTCATTGCTAATGGAACTGTACAACGTATGATTGAGGGTGGTGGCGGTTTAACCAATCTTGGTATCGCTGGATATCATCTTATGAATGGTAATCCCGGAAGAGCCGCTTTTCATTTAGCTGGTATTCCTGCTCAAATGGCTCTTCAGTCTCCTCGTTTTATGGGTAACGCTGCATATTATGCCGGACGAGCCGTTGGATCTCCTGTAGCATCAGCGGTATCAACCGCTACAAAGGTGGCTTCTCCTTTTGAACAAGCTATGAATACCGCCTACACCGACGTACGTAAAAATGAGGCTGCACAACAACCTGCTGATCAACCTCAACGAGCCGTTCAACCTCTTGCGGACGCGCCACCAGAAGAACAACAAAAGCCCAAAGCCACCCTTCCTGATTATTTTAAAGCGCAGGATTTGGCTATTGCTCACGGTACCAAGATTGATGAAGAACTTGCTGGTATGGGTGTAGAACCGCTTCCTCGCGCATCGGGCGGCCGGACAAATGATTCCGCAATATCTAAAGCCAATGACTTGATCAGTATGGTCGATAAGATTAAAAAACAACAGAATAAGGCAACCGAGCCTTTACTTAACTTGGACGACAATACCGTTGCCAAGGCACTTGCAATCGCAAATAGGGGTATCTGATGGAAAACTTAGAACTTGAACTTAAATTGACTGTAAACCACGTTAATACACTTTTAAAACATCTTGGCGCTGGCGTGTATGCTGAAGTAGCAGATATTATTAATCTATTACATGGTCAGGCAAAACCACAGATAGAAGCAGCGGCAACCGCCCCTGCCTCCGAATCTGCGCCTTCAGAACAACCTATTGCCCTACAATAAAATTGTCGTAGGACAATCTGCGAATGACGTAGCCGGACTTCTTTGCTGAATATCTGGCTATGTCAAACGAATCCCATTCTCCGGTTATCCACATAACCATCATGGCAAAAATCATACTGTCGCCATAGTAGGCCACGATGTCATTGTTGGGATCAAAATCTGCCATGCGTTCGGCTATACGTCCCTCAAAATCAGGAATGTAATTGTCGGTAGCAAGGTTATCAAACATTGGCCGATCGCAGACATAAACAGTTTCGTTTGCCAATTGAGCCAGTTCGTCAGGATTCAATTTGAAAGACGGGTTGCAGACAAATACTCGCTCGTATTTCCTCATAATCTTCTTCTTCCTCTGGTTCTAATTCTATCCAAAAATCCCATAGGGGATGGTCCCGTCTCATAAGGCGAAGTTCCCGTGTCAATAAATCAAAATCAATATCTCGATCAACGACACGGGATCGTGCGTGTGGGTCAATTCTTGATCTGCCCAGTAGTTGGTACATCGCCTTTGTCACCAGTTGGTTTTGGGACCTCAGTATAGTCTTTTCTTCTTACACACATCAATCACCTATTTTATCAAGAACGGCATTTGCGATGTCTTTGCTGTCAGCATTATATTGTGACTTTGTTATACGCCTAAGAGCATCACGCATTTGTTCATTTTCAATACGCAACCTAACCATATCAGAAACGGTAACATCATCTGCATGGCGATCGGAAGGGGCGTATGGCCCCAACCAACGTAGATTAGACAATTCTCGTTTACTTTGAAAGCCTGTCATCTTGTTTCTTGTCCCATGAAAAGGTTGGTAAAGTTATTTTCATTCGGGTATCTTCGCCCCCTTGGGCCTGCTTAATCTTTTGAATACGAGAGGCATGTTTGGCCAGTTCAATCTTCAGTTTATGTTCTTTGGTTTTACTGTCCGTCATTTTTCATAGCCTCCTCAAGATCCATGGTAACGGTGGGCATATTGACCAAACATGATTCGGTTCCCAACTGGCCGTACCCTACAATATCATCCCAGTGGTCACGATAGTTATAATCCCCGTGAAGCACTCGAGATATCTTAACCGCTATCATTTCAAGGGCTTCTTTCTGCCCATCGTTCAGTACGTCCCAATTTTTGCCAGACTTTAAATAGTCTTTAAGCCCTTGGCTAAATCCAGCCTGCTCTCGGTAAACCCCGTGGGTGCGTTGGCGTTTGGTAATAATCATTTCAATCTTCTCCATAGTATTTGATGTAGGCGTGTTCAATTCCGTGCTCTCTGGATAATTCTCCGATGTATCGACGAAGCTGAACCACTTCTTCTTTAAGTCTTTCATTTTCAATCCTGTACTTTTCAAACTCCTTCATGGCCCACTTAAACCGCATGTCAGCCGCCAGTAGTTCATCGTGAAGTTCCGTATCTTTCATTTGCCCCTCAATATATCAATTGCTGCCTTAAAACGCTCAAGGGTGCTCATTGGAGGACGGGTTTCAATTGCATTAATAATGCGTTTGCATTCTGCCTCTAAAATCTTGGTTCCATAAAAATCCAACCGTAAATTTACGGCATCAGAGAACGCTTGTGATTTAATAAAGTGGTTAAACTCAGAACTGATATACCTGTACAAGTCCCGTTCACGAGAAGCCATCATGCCACCCATGGATGACAACAAATCCCTTTCCAATACCTTTAATGGATCTTCTGGCTTTACAATTGATTTAAGTATTTTGGGAGGACGTCCGCGGCGTGGACTTGCGAGAGCCATTTTTTCAATTTTCTCTTTTGCCTTTTTTTGTGCATGTAACAATTTCATGCTTTTGCTAATTTTCATTTTTGTTTCTTCCGATAGATTACGCATTTTATTTCTCCACTATTGCTGTTTGAATACGTTCTTCTAATTTATCTGCTAGTGCTGGTACTACTTTTTTCCAAAGGATAATTGGCGACATAGATTGATTAGAGTGCTTAAACTCATCTTCAAATATATCAATACCTACGCTACAAATTCTCCAATTGAAAGGATCATAAATCTCAATGGTTATCTGACCCCGAACCACTATTTCCACATAGTCTATGACAACTATATCGTTGACTTCTACGTCAACAGTTTTCATTTAAACATCTCCTTATGCAATATATGATCTGGTGGCAAACCGTTAATTAAATTTGTCTTTACACCATAAGCGGCATGTTCTGCCTTCCCTCCTCTAATCTTATAAACCCGTGCCTCAATATGGTATCCTTTGTTTGACCAATATTGATATATGTTACGGGCCATTTCATAAGCCGCCGCTTCTTTAAGATGATCTATTTGGTGTGTTGCCATGATATATTCTCCCTATGCTAACATTTCTAAACGATACATTTCACCATCTATGTCTTCCATAACCTCATCAAAGTTCATTATGGGCATTACAACACGGTGCAGAATTTTACCATTAACATCCTTTAAATGCCGTTCAAGGGCTGCAATCTGCATCGTGTCCCACATCAAGTAGTTCTTACGCCGCATGGTGCGGTCAGGCATTTGGTATTCTACTAAGATTGTCCAAATTGTACGCATCATTTTGTTTCCTCTTTCATTTGTTCTCTAATTTGTAATTCAAGGCGGTCAGCCAATACCTCAATCCAAGGACGAGGATCGTAGGCTTCTTTATCTGTGGCATCCCAATATTTCTTGCGCCAAAACACACGGGTTGATTCCAATGAACTGTCTGGCATCTGCTTTAAATAAAGATTGAATGCAAAGTCCAACATCGCCCCCTCCTCACGCCGCTACTGCTAGTTTGGCTTTGACGTTGACCACTGTGGTCATTTCAGCATCGTCCTTGGTGCAAGCCTTATAGGACTTTAAAAGCTTCTCAAGAGCCTCAACGTCCTTAAGCGTTACACCGTGCGTATTGAACAAGAGTTCTTCGTCAATGACCTTCTTGGCGCGGAGGTGGATGGAAAGGTCGTACATTTCGCCTTCAAGATGGTCTACGCCAGTAGCGACAACTGCGCCTTTAAGAACCTTGAGGTTATCTTCGCCTGCCTTGATCTCAAGGGACTGAATGGCGTACTGGTCTGCAAGGGTGAGGTTCGTATTCATGATCTAATCTCCATCTAGGCAGCAACACCGCGTCGCTGACAACATCTATAAACCACATCTGAATTAATGTTGCAACCCCCTTTCTAAAATTATTTTCAATTTATTTTTCCTGAGCAAAGGCCTTCTTTTGACGGTTCCGCCATAGG